GTATATCAAATGGTATATTAATTAATACACAGGCTGTTGATTTCACTACACCAAATAGTGCCGGATACCCAACATCAATTGCATCACAAAATTCAACAATATTTACTACTGCTACTAACTCAGTTATAGTTGGTGGTAATAGTTTCGTTGATGGTATTGAGTCCAATACAGCTTATCTATCAAAAGCTAATATATTTGGTGATGCTGGCTCTTCATACTTATGGAAACACAATACACAAGTAAAACAATTAACTACAGCTACAACATCAACAATAGCTTCAATAGCTATGGATAACAGTCAAACAATGACTATTAAATGTATAGTAAATGCATTTTGTTCATCACCTAATAGAAACTTAGGAGCTACTTTAATGGCATCATTCCTAAAATATGGTGGAACCATATATCAGACAAGTACAACAGATTCTATAATAAAAGATGGATTTGGTGATGGTACAACAGCAACAATTGATACAGACGGTACGTCAGTTAGAATTAGAGTAACTGATGGTGCTGGATTAACTACAAAATTCGTAGTAGCATATGAATATATGGTATCTGGAACTTAATTTTAATTAAAATATGGCTGATAATAAAAAAATAGACATTGATGTAATTGTTAATAGTGCTAATGCTGCTAAATCAGTTGGTGATCTAAGAAAGGCATTAAAAGAATTAACATTTGCTCAAGAAGAAGTAGATAAATCTAGTCCCGATTTTGAAAACTTAACTAATGCGATTAATGAAGTTGAGGGTAAAATAGGCGACCTTGGTGATGCATTTAAAACATTCACTGGATCTGGTGTTGAAAGGTTAAATGCCTCAACTGGACTATTAAGTGAATCACTAAATAGTTTAGATTTAGGAAAATTACAAATAGGTTTACAAGGTTTAAAAGCTTTACCTAAAGCATTAGCTAATGATGTATCAGGATTATCAAAGACATTAAGTTTTGCTAATTTGAATTTTAAGACAATTGGTTCTTCAATGAAAGGATTAGCAAGTTCTGGTGTTGGTGAATTAACAAAGTCCATAATACAACTAGGTAAAGCAATATTGACCAATCCTATTCTATTATTAGCTGCTGTTATAATTGGTATAGTTGCAGCTATAGTTAAATTTTATGACAAGATTAAACCAGTTAAGGCTATTGTTGAGGCAATTGGTGAGGCAATTGGTTGGGTTATTGATAAATTGAAAGAATTTAGTGATTGGTTAGGTTTAACATCATTTGAAGCTGAGGAAGCTGCTAAGAAGCAAGAAGAATCAGCTAAAAAAGCTGAAAAAGCAATATCACAGAGATATGATAGAGAAATTGCCATTGCTAGTGCTGCTGGAAAAGAAACAGAAGAATTAGAATTAGCTAAAACAATAGCTGTTAAAAAGTCCGTACAAGACCAAATTAACGCATTAAATGACTTAAAAGAGGTAAATGGTGAACTATCTGATGAAGAACAAAAGAGATTAGCTGAATTACAGGATAAATTATATGACCTTGATACAGATTATGCAGTTACTATTGAGAAAATTAAAAAGAAAAAGTCAGATGCTGCCAAAAAGGATGCTGAAGATGCTAAAAAAGCAGCAGATGATGCTAAAAAGAAGAGACAAGATGATTATAAAAACTATATTGACTCAATCAATAAACAGTTTAAGGCATTAAAAACTCACAATACACTTGTTATAAATGAAGTAGAGGAAAATACACAAAAGAGAGTTGATATTGAAAGTAAAGCAATTGATGATGAAATAGCATTTCAAAAGAAATATCAGAAAGAATTGGGTCTATCCAATGATGATATACTTGTTGCTGAGCAGGAAGCTGTTAAAAAGAAAAAGAAGTTACAGGAGGATTATAACAAATACATAATTGATATTCAAAATAGAACAACTGTTGCTGTTGATCAGATGGCAATTGATTCTGCTAAAAATGCTAAGGATCTAACTGATGCTAAGATAAAGCAGATACAAGATAATGCTAATATACAACTACAAAATGATAAACTAACAGCTGAGGAAAAGTTAAAGATTGAACAAGATACGGCCGCTGCTATAAGTAAATTAAAATCTGATTATATTACAAGAGATAATAATGCTGCTATAAACTCAGCTATTATTGCGGCTGAAATAGAAAAGAAGAACTTAGAAGACAATAATTCATTTGAGTATGATGCTAAAATAGCTTTACAGGAAAACCTATTTAATGCTAAATTGGCAGATCTTGAAAACAGAAAACAACTAGAGTTATCAAATGTTGATTTAACTGAACAAGAGAAACAAGCAATTGAAGATAATTATAGACAACAGAGATTACAATTGGAACAAGAGAATTCAGATGCTGTTGCTAAGATTAAACAAGATGAAGTTAATAATGCATTAGCTATAACTGATGCTGGTTTAAATGCTGCTAAAGGACTATCTGATGCTTTCTTCGCTGGTCAAATGAATAAGGCTAAAGGTAATGCTGCTGCTGAGTTAGCATTGAAGAAAAAACAATTCAAGGTTGATAAAGCATTTAATATTGTTAGAGCAACAATTGATGGTGTTAGGTCAGTACAAGCGGCATTGACACAAACTCCACCATTATCTTATGTTTTAGCCGCATTTAATGGTGTTTTAGCTGCTGCTAATATAGCTAAGATAGCTTCTGCTAAATTTGATGAGGGTAGTGCAAGTGGTGGGTCTGTTCCTACAACACCATCTGCTCCATCAGCTGTTTCAACTCCACAACAAAGTGCTAATTTTTCAGCTGGTCAATTCTATAACTTAGGACAGGGTGGTTCTTCTAACCAATCTAAAATGAATAAAGTAGTAGTTGTTGAAACTGATATAACAAAAACACAAAAAAATGTTAATAAAATAGAAACAAGAGCAACTCAATCTCTATAAAATAAAATTTAATTATGAAGAAAAAGTATAATGATGCTGAATTACCTATTTACGAAATAGTTGTTGATGATACTGACCAAACAGGTATTAGATTAATATCTATTGTAGATAATCCTGCTATTGAACTAAAAGGTGTGGCATTTAATGAAAATGGCCCAGTAAAGGAATACAAATTCAAAGCACAAGAAGATAAACAGATAATTGTTGGACCAGCTATGATTCCAAATATGAAGATTAAGAGAAAAGATGAGGATGGTAATTATTACTATAATATTTTTTCTAAAGATACTATATATAAACTTGTTCAAAAGTTTAATAGAAAGGGTGGTAATAATAGAATCAATGTTGATCATTCTAAACAAATGGTTGATGGTTATATTATGGAGGATTGGATAGTAGAAGATGACTATTATGATAAATCAAGACATTATGGATTCGATGTTCCTGTTGGAACTTGGATGGTATCTATTAAAATAGAGGATAAAAACTTTTGGCAGAATGAAGTTAAAGATTTAGGTAAATTTGGATTCTCAATTGAAGGTATTTTAGGCGAAAGACCTATTGAATATAGTTCAATTATGAGTATAAATGACCATATAGATAATTTATCCGATGGTGAAGTTTTTGAATTACTTAAAAAGTTTAAATCAAAATGATAAATCACGACATTCTATATATATTACATATATAGGACTTAAAATAATAAAGTTAAAAATGACAAAAGATGAAGCAATATTAAAAATTAAAGATCAACTAAAGAAGTTGATGTCCTTTTCATCTGAAGCTGATGATTCAGCTGAACAGACTGAGGAGAAGAAGTTCATCTCTATGAAGCTTAAGGATGGTTCTGAAATATCCATATTGGATGGAACTGAATTAGGTGTAGGTACTGAAGTATTTATCGTTGACACTGATGGGAATCAAAAGCCAATTGATGATGATTCGTATGTATTAGATGATGGTAGAACAATTGTTGTTAAAGGTGGTAAGGTAGAATCAATATCTGAAGCTGATTCAACACAAGAAGATGCTAAAACAGAAACACCAGAAACATCAGCTCAAATGGAATCCACTGAAGATGAAAAAGATTCAGAGAAAGACAAAGAGAAAATGAGTGATGGTGAAGAAACTACCTCAGTAGAAGAAAGAGTTTCTAATTTAGAGAATCAAATTTCTCAAATTTTAGAAATACTTCAAGGTATGAATTCAATGCAAGAAGTTGCAATGAGTAAAATAAAGGAGATTGAAGACGCTCCAGCAGTACCAAGTGTTAAAACTGGTAAAGTAATTAATACAGGTAACCAAGCTTTTAGTTCAATTAAGAATGAAATTGATGAATTAAAAGAAATGAAAAAGAAATTCAATTTAGTTAGTAACGGTGGCTACACATTTAAAGCTACTCAATCTATAAAATAAAAAAAAATAAGATAAAAAATGGCTAGTTCATTAGATTTAAGCGGTCTTAGTAAATACACAGACCAATTGTCACAAGCTCTTGTTAGAGAATCTGTATTGGGTGGTGAAACATTTAAATACATCACTGTTATTCCTAACATTAAATATGCAGATGCATTAAACAAGTTGACAACATCATTTAACGCAGCAGCTGGTGGTTGTGGTATTATATCACCAACCGGATCAATTGCGATACAACAAAACACACTTCAGGTATGTCCAATTAAAGTTGAGGAAGCTATCTGTGAGAACGATCTTGAACAATACTGGTTAGGTATGTTTATGCAAGCTGGTTCTTATACTGAAGAAATCAGTCCAAAACAATTTGCTCAAGTTTATACAGCTGATAAAACAGCTAAATTACAAGCTTATATGGATGATTTATTCTGGAAAGGTGCAGTTTCTGGAACATATTCAGCAGACCCTAACTTACAATTATGTAATGGTCTATTATATGTATTAGACAGTACTTCAGCTACAGCTTCAGTTGTTTCTGGTAACGGTACTTTCTCTGCTAATACAGCAATGACTCCTGCAAATGCTATCGCTATCATCGATTCTATGATTTCTGCGATGAATACTTCAGCATCTCAAATCTTAACTGAAGGTGACTTAACAATATTCTTATCATACGCTGATTTCAATACATTAGTTACTGCATTAAGAAACAACAACTACTTCCACTATTCAGTTGGTCAAGAAGAAACTGGAGCAGCTAGATGGACATTTATGTACCCTGGTCAACCAGTAAGAATAGTTGCTGTTAGAGGTCTTAACGGAACAAATAAGAGAATCTTAACAAACGCTAAAAACTTAGCAATGGGTACTGACCTTGAGTCTGACTATTCTAAGTTCAGAATTTGGTACGAAGATCTATACGATATGGTATATTTCAGAGCTAAATTCAAAATTGGTGCTAACGCATATTACTACCAAAATATAGTATATTTCAAGTAATAAATAATTGATATAATAAAGGGTGTAGGTCAAATAACCTACACCCAATATCAATAGAAAAAAATAAATTAAATACAATGTCTTGTCTATTAACAAGTGGTTATTCAGTAGGTTGTAAATCACAAGCTGGTGTACAAAAGGTATTTATTGGTACTTGGAACGATACTTCTTTAACATATACTCTTGGCACAAATAGTATTATTACTGCATTCGGTGGTGCTACTGTAAGTTTCTATACTTTCCAACAAACAATTGAAACATCTTCTTATACTGCGCCAGCAGAGGTTAGCACTGAGAATAACGCTATTCAATACAATCAAACTTTGACTATCACAGTTCAAGGTATGAATGCAGCTTTACTTAACCAGATTAAAACTCTTGGTCAAGGTGTGTGGAGAATTATGATTCTTGATAAAAATGGATCTTATTTCCTAATGGGTAAATCAGGTCCAGTACAAGTTTCAGCTATTGATTCCGGTCTTGGTAAAGTAGGTACCGATCTAAATGGTGCTGTTATTACCTTCACTTCTAAGGAAGATCAACCTTTATACGAAGTTCAATCAGCAGCGGCTCTTTCACTTATCGCATAACCTTAATCTATAATCTACATAGAATAGTTAAATCCCGTGTTTTATTAATGAATACGGGATTTTCTATTTTAATGATAAATTGATCAATTTCTATATTTATTGATTATGAGAGTTAAAGAGGAACATCTAGATAAACATATATCTTGTCCATTTACAGGTAAAACATATTGGGTTAGAGAGATGGATACTAAGCTTTATCCATTCTTCTATAATAAAGGATATCAATGGTTATTTGAATCTGATTTTGTTGAAACAATAGATAATAAAAAGGTTAAAAATAATAAAATTAAATAATGTTATATTTAAGTTATACAGGTTCAACAGCAATAACAGTTACATTATATGAAAAATGTAGTAACCAAGTTAATCCATATTTCACTTGGAAGATAGTTGATAAAGACAGTAATTATGAATATGTATTTACTGCTGATGATTTCTCAACATCTCCTTGGTATTGGAATAGATTCACAATATCTATTGCTTCGCCAGAAGGTCTAACAGCTGGTATAATTGATGTTCCAGCTGGTCAATATATGTATGAGATATATGAGATGTCTAATCCATATGATCTAAACTTAAATAACTCAATTGGTATGATAGAAACTGGATTAATAACAATAAATCCAACATATTCACTACCACAAACATATACATATTCAACAAACACCACTGTGGTGTATAATAATCAAAATAGAGTTTAACATATGACAGATGCAGAATTCAATGACGAAGGTAAAAATAAATCAGGTATAACATTAAGATCTGTTGAATTTAATTCAATAGGTAAAGATATACCACAATATAAAGAAAGTGTTAATGTTAGGGGCAATTTCATCAATTTCGGTGATGATAATATGATGCCTAATTATTACATTAGTTTATTAGATAGATCTCCAAAACATAATGCTATAATACATCAAAAGGCATCTATGATCGGTGGTAATGGTATTATCAAAAATTCATTGAGTAATGAAGCTCTAAATTTTATATCAAATCCATATAATGAAAATGATTTAGAAGAAATCGTAGCTAGAATTTCAATCGATTTAGAAGTATATGGTGCATTTCTTTTGAATATAGTATGGAATAAAACAAGAGATAAAATAGCTGAGATTAACTATATGAATCCTCAGACTATGAGAATGGCTACACCAGATGCTGAATATCCAAATGTTGAAAAATATTGGATAAGTAAGGATTGGTCTAATATAAATAAAAAACAGAATACTCCTGTATTATATGATGGGTTTTCTTTAACAGATAGAAGTAACGCATCACAAATGTTATATGTTAAAACATATCAACCAGGTAAATATTTCTATGGTGTTCCAGAATATATATCTGGTGCTAGATGGATTGAAATGGAATATGAAATATCTAGCTTCCATTTAAGTAACATTAAAAATGGATTCGCACCATCTATGTTCATTAATTTCCCAACAGGTGTTCCAACCGATGAGGAAATGGCAATTAATGATAAGAAATTAATGAGACAATTGGCTGGTCCTAAAGGTGGTGGTAAAGCATTTATAACTTATTCAGAGACACCAGAACTAGCACCAAAAATAGAACCAATAGATTCAAATCAAAACGATACTAAATATATTGATCTAAATGATATAATAACCGAAGGTATATTAGGAACACACAGGGTAAATGATCCTGCTTTATTTGGATTAAATAATCAAGATGGTGCTATATTTGCTGGACAAACACAGATTCTTAATTCATTAGAGATGTTTAGATCTCAATATGTTATACCAAAGCAAAGATTCATTGAAAAGGCACTTAATAGATTAGCTAGAGTTAATGGTATTACAGATAAAATTCAATTAGCTGAATATGAATTAAACTTCGCTAAATTAGATTTATCAATATCTGATGTTTTATCTATATTACAATCAAATATATCAGACGAATCTAAGAAGTCATTATTAGTTATGAATGGATATTCAGAGGATGATGCAGCTAAATTAGTAATAAAAAATAATTCACAACAATAATGGGAACATTTGCACAGCTAATTAATACTGATTATGTATTCCTACATACTACAATTGATAAGAATACTGATCCCGATTTAATAAATCCTAATATAATAATAGCTCAAGATACTGAGTTGCAACAAATACTAGGATATCAATTATATACATATATTATGGATCTTGTTTCTACTGGAAATATTAATGACCCTACTAAAAGCTGGTATAAGCTATTATTAAATAACTTTATACAACCAGCTCTAGCTCACTGGGCTGTGTGGTTTTCATTACCTGATATACAATATAGATTGACGAATAAATCAATTTTATCCAAAACAACTGATAATGCTACAACAACTGGTCTTGATGAATTAGTATATTTAAGAAATAATGTGAAACATTATGCTGATTTTTACAATCAACGTATTAGAGAACAAATAATTAATAATCCATCAGAATATCCAGAATACTTTCAATCTGTTGGTATAGATAGAATTAGACCTAAGAGAACAACATATTTCTCAGGATGGTCATCAACACCATATCCTAAACAAAAAGGAACAAATAATGGACACGGTGATCCAGATTGCAATGGTTGTGATCCACAGGGATATCCATTAAATTGGTAAAATATTTAAATCAATGATATGAGTAGATCTGTATATAAGAAAAATTTAAATAAATTGGAACAATTTTATAATATAAAGAAAATTTCCAATATAAATGATATAAAAAAACAAGAAGAAATAGTCAAACAAGTTACTGAAAATAACAATGAAGATGGTGATCAAATAATTGATCCATTATCAATACTCAGTGATAATAGAGATGAATTATAAAAATTAAATTACGAAAATGTTCGATGAAATATTACAAAGCTTAATTAAATTATCACCACTAGTAGCATCATTAGTTGTATTTATATATTATTTATATAAAAAGAACGAATCATTAGATAAATGTATCGAAAGGAAAGATTTAGAAATTAAAGAACTTAATTTTTATATAAGACAAAATGATAAAGATAATCAAGCTATATTAAGTCAAGTCACATCAACTCTAGATAAAGTTTTAGATGAGCAAAAGCATAATGTAGATGACATTAAAAACCATATTAGTATGCTTATGATGGTTAAAAATAAAGGTGATAACTAATGGATAATTCTAAAAAAACACCCACAGAACTACGAAAAGAGATATTTGAAAAACTAATTCAATATCACGCAAATAGAGCACGCATTAAAAAAGAAAAAAAGATTAAAGTAAAATGAAATTTGGTATAAAAGAGATCAAAAATCCTACTCCAAAGAAAATGAAAAGGATAGGGGCATCATTACTTAGTGTTAGTGTATTCGTATCAGGATACGCCTTTTATAATAGTCAAGAGTATATCGGTATATTCGGACTTGTGGTGGGTGTAGTTGGTACATTCATTACTAATATGTTTAGTGAATAAAAAAATAAAAATAAATATGAATTTCGGAACAAATACAATTCAAAACAGAGAAGCAGTTGAATCTGCTATTGCAGCAGCTACAAATGAAGATGCATTACCATATACATCTTGTCACCTATTAGTTAATCAAGGTGGCACAAATGACCCAACGGTATCAAAATTATATAGTAATATAACCGGAATTAATACAGTATCAGCAACATATATGGATGAAGGTCTATATCTAGTAACACTTGGTACATCTGTTCTACCAACACCACCAGAGAATCCATCACTTGGTAAAGTATTGATATTCGCTACAAATGGTACAAAAGGATTTGTAGTACCAGTGCAGGGTGATGAGAATAGTATCACCATATCAACATATGATAGTGATGGTCTACAAGCTAACTCTATACTTTACAATTGTGCAATTGAAATTAGAGTGTATTCATAATTATGAAAAGAAAAGAAAAAGAACCAAAAGTAAGAACTCTATGGACACATAGATTCATTAATAAGGTTTTACCTGATAAAAGGAAAAAGAAGCCAAAGCATAAAGTAGATTATAGAAATGTTGAGTAACATATTCATTCCGCTTCCTTTATAATAGCGCGCTCAGAGTGAATTTTATAAAAGAAAAGAGACCCTTCTGATTGTTGGGTCTCTTTCTATTTATGGCTCGCACATTAGATTTATTTACCATATATTTTCTTATATAATTCTATTAGGTGATTTGGCTTATCCTTACTATAAGCCAATCATATCTGTCATAAATTTATTATCATATTGTTTTGCTATCCATTTCATACATTCACTCTTTGATAATAATCCTTTATCATATATGACACTCTTTTTACGTCTACTCTTAAAGTATTCATAATCATAAATACCTTTATTATATTTATTATACCTACAAGGAGAACAAAAGCTACCTTTTACTAGTTTCTAAAATTCTTTTCCACATTCTTTACATATTCTCATATTTAATAATTTATTTCTAACTTCTAATAATTCTCTTTGTAAAGTATCTTGATAACCATATTTTAGTATATCATCGATAATCTCACCCAATTGTAAGTCTAACTCTCTATATCTATAAGATAATTCATTTGAATAATGAACAATAGTTCCCTCATTAATATGTAAATATCTACCATTTTTTAATTTAACTTCAATATCATATCCAATAATTTCGTTCTGAAATGTTCCACTCCATTGAACAACATCTGACTTTTCGACTCCTATACTATTCAAATAGGAGAATATTTGTTTTTCACTTACCATATCCTTTATATTTTATTTTTATTTATTCTTGCACTTAATCTTTTTCTTCATTCTTCATTTCTTTTA